CCATGCTTAACCTGTCGGCAACTCACCACCAACCCACGCCGATGCCCAGACTGCCAGACCACATACAACCGACTCCATCCCAAACCAAAGCGACCGCACTACTCAGGTGACTACCAAGCACGAGCGAAGGCTGTGCGCGACTCCGCCCAATACTGTTGGATCTGTCTCGAAGGCGCACGAGTCGGCGACCCGTGGACAGCCGACCATGTGATACCTGGTGACGTGGACTCACCACTTCTTCCCGCACATCGGTCGTGCAACTCGAGTCGCGGCGACGCAACTTAGGCGGGTATAGACTCCTAGGGTGGGTCAAAACTTTGGAGGTCAAGCAACGTACGACCCATGCCGTTGGCGGATGCGCGCGACCGCGAAACTAGACTCTTTCCTATGATCCAAAAAGACCTGCTCCAACTTGCCTGTCCAATCAGTCAACTCAATCTCTTACCAGGCAACCCGCGTCGCGGCGATGTCGATGCGGTGAAGGCCAGTCTCGAGCGGTTCGGGCAACGCAAACCAATCGTGGTGCGCAAGTCCGACCGCGTCGTTATTGCCGGTAATCACACCTTGCAGGCTGCACAGGCTTTGGGTTGGACGGAGATTGCGGTCGTGTGGGTTGATGACGATGACGCAATGTCAAAGGCTTTCGCGTTGGCCGATAATCGAACTGCGGAGCTTGGTGACTATGACGAGGAAGCGTTGGCGGCGTTGATCGGCGAAGTTGGTGCGCTTGACCCTGAGTTGCTTGAGGCGACTGGCTGGGATTCAAAGTCGGTATCAGATTTATTAGATGGGATGCAAGGTGAACTGCCAGTAGATGTTGATGAGGTACCTGATGAGGTGCCAGCGATATCTAAGTTAGGTGATATTTGGCTTCTTGGTGAGCATCGAGTTATGTGCGGTAATTCAACCGAGAAAGAACAACTTGCTGTTTTGATGCAAGGCAAAGAAGCCGATCTTGTTTGGACTGATCCACCTTACGGTGTTTCTTATGTTGGCGGTACTAAAGACGCTTTGACAATCATGAATGACAATATGGATATTGACGCACTTCAAACATTTTTGACCGAAGCATTTACTGCTGGCTATGCGATGACGAAGAAAGGCGGTTGCTGGTATGTTGCTTCGCCTTCAATATCTAAGTTCTTTAACGCTGTTTCATCACCGTTAAAAGAATTAGAAGTTTGGCGTCACACTTTGGTTTGGGTTAAAAATAGTTTGGTGCTAGGTCAATCTGATTATCATTATCGGCACGAGTTCATTCTTTACGGTTGGAAGGATGGCGCAACTCATCAAACTCCGCCAGATCGCAAACAAGACAGCGTCTGGGAAATTGACCGTCCAAAACGCAATGCAGAACATCCAACGATGAAACCAATTGAACTTATAACTAGAGCAATAAAAAACTCAAGCAATCAAAACGAAATCGTGCTTGACCTATTCGGCGGTTCTGGCTCAACGCTCATAGCTGCAAACGAAACAAACCGAATCGCCTACCTGATGGAACTTGATCCGCACTATGTCGACGTGATCTGCGCCCGATACCAAAAACACACTGGCATCTTGCCGGTGTTGGAGTCCGATGGTCTAGCGCACGACTTTAGTCCTGATGCCTAAACCTGTTGGCCGTCCTCCAAAGCCTGTCGAGCAGAAGCGTCGCTCAGGTAATCCTGGCAAGCGTCCGCTACCCGCAACAACGATTGCGATTCCGACTTCGCCTATTGTGCCTGTTCCTCACCGACCGCTCGGTCCTGCCGGTCAACAGTTCTGGGAGCGTGTGTGGGCTGTTGGGTTTACTTGGATCAGTCCGCAGATGGATATTGAATTGTTGCAACTTGTTGCGGAGCAGATTGATGAGCGTGTTGCTTTGCGGATGCGTGTGTTGAAGCAAGGTGATTGGCGTGATCGTGCGGCGTTGCGGTCTTTGGATGCGCAAGTGTTAGATTGCTTGAGCCTGCTCGGTTTCACTCCCGTGGATCGTGCTCGGCTTGGTTTCGTGGAGGTGAAGATCAAGAATGAACTTGAAGAGTTTAGAAAACGCAAGGCTGATAACCGATCCAACGTGGTCGACGCAGTCGATATACAAACAATCTGACGGTGATTCGTTGGCGGACTTTGCCGAAACCTTCCTACATGTAAGCAAAGGCAAGTTAGCTGGTGAACCTCTCATCTTGACCGCTTGGCAGCAAAACTTATTGACGGCGTTGTATGAACGTCGATCGGATGGCCTGCTTCGATACCGGCGAAGTCTGATCGGATTAGGTCGCAAGAACGGCAAGTCGCTTCTCGGTTCACTCATCGCGCTGTACGGTCTAATCGAAGGCGAACCAGGTGCCGAGGTTTATTCGGCGGCAGGCGACCGACAACAGGCGAGGGTTGTGTTCAACGAAGCCAAATGGCAGGTCACACAATCACCTGCCCTGTCTAATATCTGCAAGGTGTACCGCGATGTCATTGAGGTGCCTTCTACTGGTGCAATCTACCGTGTGCTATCGAGCGATGCAAAACTCCAGCAAGGTTTGAACCCGTCCACGGTCGTCTTTGACGAGCTGCACGTCCAGCCCAACGATGATCTGTGGGACGCACTCACGTTGGGATCTGGTGCGCGTAAAGACCCGATGATCGTAGCCATCTCAACCGCAGGCTTTGACCTAGACACCGTCTGCGGTCGTCTGTACAACTACGGCAAAGAACTAATCTCAGGCGGCAAACAAGACGAACGGTTTGGGTTTTGGTGGTGGGAAGCACCAGCCGACTGCAACATATCCGACCGCAACGCATGGGTTGCAGCGAACCCGAACCTCGCCGAAGGTCTACTTGATATTGGCGACATGGAAGTGTCCATGATGCAAACCGCCGAAGTTTCTTACAGAAGATTCAGACTGAACCAATGGGTTCGCACAGATGGCGAGTCATGGTTGCCGAAGGGTGCTTGGGAGCAGTGTCGCAGCGAAGATGAACTTGATCCGAACATACCTGTGTTCGTCGGCATTGACATGGCGTTGAAGCATGACTCGATTGCGGTCGTCGTCGCACAACCACAAGAATCTGGTCGGGTTGTGACTCGTGCAAAGATCTGGCACCCAGACGGCGGTGCAATGGATGTCGCAGCAGTCGAGCAACACATCCGCGAACTTGGTCAAGAGTTCACGGTGCAAGAGTTCGCTTATGACCCAGCGTTCTTCCAACGCTCAGCCGAAGCAATGTCTGATGAAGGGTTCACAATGGTTGAGTTCTCACAGTCAACTGCGCGTATGGTTCCTGCTTGCGGAACTCTTTACGAGTTCATCGTGAACGCTCGGCTCGCACATAACGGCGATCCTGTGTTCACCGATCAGGTGTTGTCGGCTGCGCAACGGTCAACCGACATGGGTTGGAGATTGTCTAAAGGTAAATCGAAACGCAAGATTGATGCTGCGATAGCATTGGCGATGGCAGTGGATCGTGCAACGAGACGGGTCGAGAGTGTTCAGCAACCAGGGTTCTTCGTAGTGTGAGGAGAGACATGATCATAGTTCTATTGGAAATTGTCGCAGTGTTCATGATTGCGCTCGGCATATTTTACATTGCAGTCCCACTTGGGCTAATCTTCTTGGGCGCATCTCTGCTTGCCTTCACCTTGGCTTGGGAGCGGTCAAAGAAAGTAGATAAACAATAATGCTGTCAAGACTGTTCAACCCAAGAGGCGAAGAAAGAGCTGTCTCATATCAGTCGCTCTTCGCTGCGGGTGACGCATTCCAGTTCACAACTAATGCCGGCACAGTTGTCACGCAAGAAGATTCACTCAAGATCGGAACCGTGTATGCGTGTGTCCGACTGATTGCGGACTCTATCTCAACTCTGCCAGTTGACACGTTCATCCGTGTCGACGGCGATCGCCGACCATTCCGACCACGACCAGATTGGCTTGACATGCCCGAAGTCGGTGTGTCACGCACCGACCACTTCCAGCAGGTACTTGTCTCAATGCTGTTGAACGGTAACTCATTCACACGCATCCTTCGCGACAACCAAGGTGTCGCAGGTTTGTCGGTGTTGAATCCGTTGAAAGTTGAAGTGAAGCGCGACGAGTCACGCCGAATCATCTACGTCTTTGACAACCGTGATGTGATCGAGCATGAAGACATGATCCATCTGTCCGAGTTGCGTTTGCCTGGCGACTTGCGTGGCCGTTCACGAATTGAACTTGTCAAAGAGAACCTCGGGTTGTCAAAAGCGTTGGAAGAGTTCGCTGCAAGGTTCTTCGGTCAGGGTTCACATACTTCTGGCATCATCGAGTTCCCAGGCAATCTGACACGCGAACAAGCGAAGTCGCTTGTTGACGGATTCGAAGAAGGTCACAAAGGTTTGCGTCGCGCACATCGTCCAGGCATTCTGTTCGGCGGTGCAAAGTACACGACAACTTCGGTCGCACCAGATGATTCACAGTTCTTGCAGTCACGACAGTTCGCAGTTGAAGAGATCCTTCGTGCGTTCCGTGTACCACCATCAATGGCTGGTGTGTTGCAACCAGGTGCGCAAGCATACGCATCTGTCGAAATGAACGGCATCCACTTCGTGATGCACACACTCCGACCATACGTCACAAAGATTGAAGATGGATACTCAAAACTTATTGACGGCCGTGGCGCGTTCCTCAAGTTCAACCTTGATGGTCTGATGCGCGGCGACTTCGGTTCACGAGTCGCAGGATATTCATCGGCATTGCAAGCAGGTTGGATGTCAATCAACGATGTTCGCCGATTCGAAGACTTGCGACCAGCTGAAGGTGGCGACACTTACCGTGTGCCACTTGCGAACGTCGATCTAGGTGCGGCAGGACTCACAGAACTTGATCGCAAAACAATGATGGCACAACGCCTCATCAACGCAGGCTTCGAACCAGCGTCAGTATTGAAAGCACTTGAGATTGATCCGATCATGCACACTGGTGTCGCACCAGTTCTCTTGCAACAAGTCACCGAACCAGCACCAACCTACGATGTGAACCAGCGTGATGTGAACGTGACGATGCCAGAAGTTGTTGTCAATGTTCCACCAGCAAACGTGAACGTCGCAGCACCGATCATCAATGTTCCTGAAACTGTGGTGCGTGTGAACGTCCCAGAGAACAAGCCGACTGTGCGCACAGTTGAACGCGACAAAGATGGCCGCATCTTGACAATCACTGAAAGAACGGAAGACTGATGGCGACAGGACTCTCGGCGTATCTTTGCAACTCGTTCCTTGACGCGCTCGGGAACGCAACCGCATATTCGGTGACGAACGTGTATGTCAAACTTCATGTCGGCGATCCTGGTGCGAACGGCACATCAAATGCTGCAACCGAAACGACACGCAAAGTTGTATCGTTCGGTGCCGCATCAACAGGACAAATCTTGTCTGACGCAGATATCAGTTGGACGAACATCGCAGGGTCGCAAGACGCAACACACTTCACCGCTTGGGACAATATAAGTGCCGGCAACTTCTTGTTCTCAGGCACGATCACAGGCAACGCCTACACAGCGGGCGACACCTACACAATCTCGTCAGGCAATCTGTCTGCGTCTTTGACCGTCGCTAGTTAGTAGGCCGCGATGGCGGTCAAAAGGTTCCTGCTTGATACGAGCCAACTGAACGACGCCACATTCGGACTTGATGGTGGCCTTGCATTCATACTTGACTCCAGCCAACTTGACGGCACACGAGTTCTTGACGGCGGAGAGTTCCTAACAGTTGCCACAGGCACCGCGTCGCTTGGTGCAATGTCTGCGACTGCGACTGCGACTGTCACTCACTTCGCTTCCGCTTCGGCTCCGCTCGGTGAACTGGTTGCCGAAACAGCAAACATCACAGTCACGGTCACAGCCGAAGGTTCAGCACCGCTCGGTGCGATGACCGCAACAGCGTCGGCATCGGTTGTCATCTCGGCTTCTGCTTCGGCTCCGCTTGGCGCACTGATTGCAACCGCAAATTCGTCGCCGACTATCCTGCCGATACTTCAAGCCAACCTCGGTGGACTGGTTGCGACCGCTAATGCGACAGTCATCCCACCGACACCACCAGAGCCAGAGCCAACACCTTCGGGCGGTCGACAATACGCCGCACCACGACGCAAAAAAATTGAACCAGTTCCCGAACCTGTAGTCGAGATACCTGTCATCCAACCGAAACGACGCTACGCAGTTGTCTCAACATCGTTGAACGGGATGCAAGCACAAGCGACAAGCACAATCACATTCAGCATCTTGGACGATGATGCTGAGGTATTGTTGTTGGTCTGAGGTAACAATCATGCCAATCACAAATGGATCTATTGCAGTCGGAACGGCTGCCACACTTGTCAGTCACGCTGGAGTAAATCCAGGCACTTTGCACATCAGCAACATTGACAACACCGACACAATCTTTGTTGGCGGTGCGACAGTCGTGGTGAATGCTGGTCATGCGTTACCGAAAAGCGCATCCGAAGACTTTGATATCTATCCAGGGCAAAGCATCTACGCAGTATCAACCAAAACCGGTCACTCAGTAGCGTTCACACTCATCACGCCATAATGCCTTACTTTATTACCGACAAGTCACCAGATTGTTCTGGTTGGGCAACCGTCAAAGAAGATGGCGAAGTCATCGGCTGTCACACAACGAAACAGGATGCGATTGACCAGATGATTGCGGTCTCTATCGCCGAAGACATGGAACCTGGTGGCGAACGTGCGTTGCCAGATAACTATCGGCCAGCGTTAGCACCAGATGTTCCTGAAGGTCGTGCTTGCGGGAACTGCCACTTCTACGACGAAGACAATGTGCAAGGCGAAGGAGACAACCTTAAGGCTTGGTGTGAAAGATGGGATGCTTATGTTGACGGCGGATTCTATTGCAATGCTTGGCAACCACATGAAGAAGAAGATGAAGAAGATCGTCAAGTCAATCTTGAAGTTCCTGTCTACATTCGCACTGCTGCACGCAAAGGACTCGACTACTACGGTCAAGGTCTTGCGGGTGAAGGGCTGGTCGATCGAACCGTTCGTGAGGCACGAGACTTGGCGCGAGGTCAAGTCAGCGAAGACAAAGTTGTGCGAGCGAATGCGTGGGCGCAAAGACACGCAGTAGATCTTCAAGCACCAAAGAACTCTGATGCAAGCAACGACGAGTTCCCTGGTGCTGGTGCGGTTGCGCACTATCTGTGGGGAATCAACCCGTTGAATCCGCAACCGGCACGAGACTGGTTCGAGCGTAAAGCAAACCAGATCAAAGACGAACGAGGATTGTTCTCGTTCCATCGCGCCAAGACTGAATACTTTGCTAACATTCCAGGCATGGAAGACAACAAGGTTGAGACACGCCGCATTCAGATCAACGACTTCGAACTACGCGAAGGACCAACAGGTGACGGAATGTCATTCACAGGTTATGCAGCAGTGTTCAACTCTGATTCCGAACCGTTGCCATTCATCGAGCGAATTGCGCAAGGTGCATTCAAAAAATCTTTGAAGAGTCGTATGCCGATCAAGATGTATATGAATCATGATTCATCAATGTTGCTTGCTTCGACAAGGTCAAAGACTTTGCGATTGCAAGAAGATTCAAAAGGGTTGCTCGTTGAGGCAGATCTTCCTGACACAACTGTCGGCCGTGACCTGTCCGTGTTGATGAAGCGTGGCGATGTTGACTCGATGTCGTTCGGCTTCTCGGTTCCGTCTGGTGGAGACAAATGGTCGGATGACGGTATGAGTCGTGAACTGCGTCAGGTGCGTTTGCATGAAGTGTCGGTCGTGACTGGCTTCCCTGCCTACACCGCAACTTCGGCTTCAGTTCGTTCTCTGGACATTCTTGCCGAGCGCACAGGTGTTGACGTTGACAAACTCGCTGAAGCGATCACAGTCCTCGAAGCGGGTGGCACTCTGTCAGATGAGTCGGCTGATCTGTTGTCGGGTGCGGTCAGCAAACTTCGTGCCGAACCAGCCAAAGTTCCTTCGTCAGTGAACTTGATGGCCAAACATCTTGAACTGTTGAAAACCTTCTAGGCATCGTCTAGAGTTACTCCTGCCGGTAAGCGTTCCGCTACGGCTAGAGATTGGTAAGCGTACCGCTACGATCGGAAGACAACTTCCTGCGCACTTACAAACTTAACCAATCATGGAGAAATCATGAAACAATTTATTGAACAACAAATGGCTCAACGCGCTACAGCGTGGGAAGCCGCAAAGAAGATTCTTGATGTTGCAACCGCTGAGAAGCGTGACTTGTCAGCAGAAGAGACTCAGACATACGAGCGCATCAGCAAAGAACTTGAGGATCGCCAAGCAACAATCGAGAAGCTCCGCGCCGATGAGGCCCGTGAACTTCGTCTTGAAGCAGCAACTCGTGACATCGCAGACCAGGTTCGTCCTGTCGCTGACGCTCCACGCGGTGTTCGTTCAGATGCAGAAGTCATTCGCTCAATGGCGAAGGGCGAACTTCGTTCGCACTCGTTTGAGAAGCGTGACGTTGTAAAGACATCAGCAGGCGCACCAGTACCAACATCGTTCTATGACCAAGTAATCATGCTTGCTCGTAACGTTGGTCCAATGCTCCAGACTTCGACAGTCTTGAACACAGCATCAGGCGAAAACCTTCAGATTCCATCACTTGCTCAGTATTCAACTGCAGCAATCGTTGGCGAAGGCACAGCAATCAGCGAGTCAGATCCAATCTTCAACTCGTTCATCACCTTGGGCGCATACAAGTATTCGTTCCTTGTTCAACTCTCACAAGAGTTGATTGAAGACAGCGGTGTTGACATCTTGTCATTCTTGGCAACACAGGTCGGCAACGAACTTGGCTTCCGTGTGAACGATGCTTTGACAACTGGCTCAGGCACAAACCAACCAAAAGGTATCGTCACAGCATCCGCTGTCGGCGTGACTGGCGGAACGGGTGTATCTGGTGCGTTCACAGCAGACAACTTGATCAGCTTGGTCTACTCGGTAGACACAGCCGGTCGTCGTCTTGCAGGTTCAGGCTTCCAGATGAACTCGTCTTCAATCGCGAAGATGCGCTCGTTGAAGGACACAGCAGGCAACTACGTTTTCTCACCAGCACTCAACGCTGATGCGAATGACTTGCTTCTTGGATACCCAGTATTCGAGAACCCAGCAATGGCGAGCACAGCAACAAGCGCGAAGTCGGTAATCTTCGGACACCTTCCTTCGTTCTTCGTTCGTCAAGTTGGCGGCATCAAGTTGGATCGAAGCGATGACTTCGCATTCAGCACTGGCCTTGTTACCTTCCGCGCAACAATGCGTGTCGACGGCAACTTGCCACAAACATCACATGTCAAACACTTCATCGGCAACGCTGCTTAATTAGAGCAACCGATAACAGACATGACAGTCCGCAAGGACTGTGACTAGGATTAAGTCCACGGCCATTTCGTGCAGGGTTGGCCGTGGACTTTCTCTATATCTGCACTATTCTTAGGAGGATGATGTGGCAAACCGTAATCGTGAAGGGCGTCCCAGTGGAGATGCCAGGAGCCTTAGCGGAGCGTTTGCTCCGAGCGGGCGTAGCGCACTCGTTGGAAGTGTCCGACCTACCAATCCCGACCGACTCAGGATCGTCTGGTATTCCAACGCACCTTGGGCTTCCACAGGATACGGACAGCAAACCGCTCAAGTCATCCAAAGGCTCGCGAAAGAAGACCACCAAGTAGCAGTCCATGCGATGTACGGCCTCGCAGGCGCGGCATCAACTTGGAACGGATTCAAAATCTATCCACAAGGATTGGCTGCATACTCCGACGATGTAGTTGTCGCGCACACAATGGAATGGGCGAACCAAGACCTATCAACGCCGACACTGCTCGTCACACTCTTCGACACTTGGGTGTTGAAGTCTGACTCGTTGAAAACTTTGAAGAACATTGCGTCATGGGTTCCGATTGATCATCAGCCAACACCACCAGAAGTGTTGGCTTGGTGTGCGCGTGAGAACGTGCGACCGATCGCAATGTCAAAGTTCGGTTCACGAATGTTGGAGACAGCAGGCGTTGAACACTTGTATGTTCCACACGCAATCGAGCCGGTGTTCAAACCGACCGAGTCGGTGACGTTGGCGAGCGGTCAGAAGATGACTGGTCGCGAGTTCATGGGTTGGGAAGAAGACCGATTCGTTGTGTCTATGGTTGCGACCAACAAAGGTTCGCAACCTGCGCGTAAGGCTTGGGCTGAGAACATTCTTGCGTTCTCAATCTTCGCCAAAGATCATCCTGATGCTGTGCTGTATCTGTACACGGAACCTGATGGTGCGATGGCTGGGATTAGTTTGCCGACATTGTTGGATGCGGTCGGTGTATCGAAGGACAAGTACAAGGTTGTCGATCAGTATGCGTATCGTCATTCGTTGCCACAGAATGTGATGGCTGCGATGTACACGGCGTCCGATGTTCTGTTGGCCTGCTCAATGGGCGAAGGCTTCGGCATACCAGTAATTGAAGCGCAGGCTTGCGGGTGTCGAGTGATCGTCAGCAACTTCACAGCACAACCTGAACTGGTCGGTGATGGCTGGACGGTTGAGGGTCAGCCTTGGTGGGATGCGGCACAGAAGTCATGGTTCTTCACACCGAATGTGCCTGACATCGTGAACG